CTACAACATCTACTAATCGTTGTGTGTATAAATGGTGTGGAACATACGATCCAAACTTTCCCTTTGGTGCTTGTTTAACAACATCTTTTGGGAAGTTCTTTGTTAATTTTTTAATTGTTTCTTTATTCATTTTGTTCTCCTGTTTTAATGTGCCTACATTGTAGTTGTTATGTAAGACAATTTCTACTACTATGAAAGAAAACGATAAATGATTTATTCATATGTTGTTTCCTTTCTGGAATAGCACTCTAGCGATAGAGTGCTATTTTATTCTTTTTCTAAATGTTCTAACCAATCGCTAGATGACATACTATATACAAAATCTTCTGCATCAGCTTGATTAGTTGCATCAAACCTAACTACTATCTTGTATGGCTTTAAGTTGTTCTCATCATAATTAGAAAACTCTTTTGTTTCGTATGCTTTACTCATTATTCTTCCCTCACTTCTGCTATTGAAAACACTTGCATATTTAATGACTTGTGTATGTGATCTAACATATCTTGTGTATGTTCAATAGCTTTATCTTCTGTATCTGTTGTAACATACTTTGTACCTACAACATTAACTCTATACTTTTTCATTACTTCCCTTTCTTGCATATATTGTGTATCATCTGCCTACTCATCTTGCATATCTCTGCAAGTTCAATAGCTGAATAACCAATACCATACAAATTCTTTATTGCTACATTTCTTATGTCTATAAACTCTTGGTTAATAGTTTTAAGATTTTGTAGTTCTTTCATACTTTCTTCCAATGCTTTACGATAATTAAACTCTGTTTGTTTATCTACATTGTCGCTTATATTATCTCTTGCTTTAATTAAGAGATCGTTAATATCTTCTTCCATTGTTTACCTTTCTTTAATACAATTTGGACAATATAAAATACCTTTGCGAATAGACATAGTTTTTATTCTGTGTATTCCATTGTCGTAATAATCAAAACCAACATTACAAATATCACATAATTTATTGGTCCAATCAGTAATAGTTTTCATATCTTCCCTATTCTTTCTATACTTCTTGCATAACAGAATATACAGAATTTTCTGTATATGGTATGCAATCTTTTGTATTAGCTATATAAACATTTGAATATACATTTTCTTTATCTGTTCCTAAATTATTTACAAATGAATTTACAACTATAATTTTATCTTCGTAATGGTAATGTTCCCAATTACCTGCTTCAATATCCATATCTTCCCTATTCTTCCTCATCAAAATCATCTAACCAAATAACTACTGATCCACCTAACTCATATTCAGCTATCTTTGTATCATCTAGTTCTTCTTTGGAATATGTGCTTGTATATCCCCAATTAGTATGACCCCAATTATCTCTACAATATTCATCTAAATATTCTGTTGCATCTCTGCTCATATCTTCCCTATTCTTTCTGTTCTAACACTTCGTAATTACAATCGCCACATCTTTGGCTATCATCTACTACTTCGTGTATGTCATTGTTATTAATATTCATAACAACATCTTCTACTACATTATCGCTACTGCACTTGACACAATACCAATTCATATCTTCCCTATTCTTTCTGCTTATAGCTTATAAAAAACTATCAGCTTTTTTAACTACTACCACATAGCTTTCGTTAAATGTTTGTTGATCTACAATCTCTAATCTATTGCCCTCTATAAAATGCAACACTTCTTTTGTACTGCGAAAAGGTCTAAGAGTATTGTTGTAATTAACAAATATATACCTACAATCTAGTGGTAACTCAATCTTCTGTTTTAATACCATACTCATAGTCTAGTTAAGTTTACAAGTAATGCAAGTATATTTTACATTACTCATTTACTTTATCTTTCATTATGTTTAGTAACCATTTAGCAGTTACATCTTTAGCTTTACTTTTACATATAGTTTCTGTTTTACCACCACAAATAAAGTTATAGTTACCTGTAAACTCTAAATTGTTTTCACGAACAAAGCGTTTTACAAGTCTTTCAAAACTATATGCCTGTTGTAAAGTTTTAAATTCTATCTGTATATGTGGATATAAATTACTTCTCTTGTGTTCATTTACTCTATCTTCTACACGATAAGATACACCATATTTGTACATCAAATCATTTTCTACTACATAAAAATAACCTTTATCATTATTGTCATAATGAGTAGATATGTTGGATCGTGAACAACTATTACAGTTATAATCTCTTTTATTTTTATGTAACACTTGACTTATAGACTTAAAACTTTCTGTTCTACAAGTTTTACATTCAAATCTACATTGTATTGAATAGTATTTAGGTAACTCATCTAACAATATCCAATTAGTTTTCTTTATTTTTTTCTTAATACATTGTGAACAATCAAGTATCAACCCACGATTATTATGTGATACATTACCACATTGACATATATGTTTTGATCGCCATTTATTTTTTCTTACATTATTTTGATGTTTTACATTACATTTTTTAGAGCAAGTTTTTTTATTAGCGTTAGTAAGTGTATATTTTGTATTACATACAATACAGTTGCTTGTAGTTTCGCCTACAATAACTTTGCCTAATTTTTTATTTTTTATTTTTTTCTTGTCATAACCTACTTGTTTTAAATGATCATCACAATACATTTTCTTTGGACTATTCCACCAGTAAATTATCTCTACACAATCGTTGTACTCACAAGTTCTATTTTTGTTTCTTCTATACCACTTATGATTTTTATTTCTCATCAAGTCTTGTGATAAGTGATAACATTTTTTTGTACAATATTTAGAGTTGTATTTATTTTTTATCATAAAATTATAACAACAAGCAGTATCGCAATTAACATACATTGATTAACCTACACTTCCTTTAAACATAGCTACTAATTCATCAGCAGTTATATCTTTATTTGCTTGATCGCTTACTCTATAACAATCTAAACATAGATTATTAGAGAATAGTTCTAGTTTATCTACACAAGCGTTGCACTTGCTACAATTAACTTTATTCATTGATTAACCTTTCTGTTTATTAACCTACCTACATTGTAATACCTGTTTTACATTATGCAAGTTATTTGCCTACAATATAGTTGCCTACACAATAGAAAAAACCTAGCCGATCTTAAAGGGGAAAGACCAACTAGGTTTAATCGTTAGCTATATGTTAGCTATTTAATATAATATTTTTTGTTTAATTTATCTACAATAACGCCACTTAGTAACCAACTAAACGCAGTTAATAAAACTAATAAGAATATACTAAACATTTAATTACCTACTTTCATAAAGTCTTTATAATTTTTATTAGTGCATTTTTTACATACATTATGAACGCTTAAAAAATAATCTTCAGCGTTTAAGTCATAACTACATTGTGAACATTTACCATAATTCATTTAATTAACCTGCTTTCTAGTATCTTATAAATACCCTACACGCAACCGGTAAAAATTGCGTGTTAGCTATTTATTGTATATAATCTAAAGTTTCAAAATCATAACCAAAAGAATTATAAATAAATTCTTCTAATGTTTTATCCTGATACTCATTAGTTTCCATTGTTACCCATTGAGTTCCCCAATCTTGATACTGAGGTTTTATCTCTAATAAATCATTATCTTCATCTAATACAATTTGTATTCTATAAGCTGGACCACCCCAGCTAATAAGATAATTAATTATTGTTTGCTTAGATACACTTAAACCAAAATTAGATATTTTATCTACTGCTTTATCGTGTTTGTTGTCATCTTCACTAGTTAATTGATTTAATATATCTTGCATTGAGTCAATAACATTATTTGAATATTCTTGACCATCTTTTTTTGTTTGATTATCCATTTATTTCACCCCCTTAACAATCTTGTTCTAATAATTCATTATGATAATAACACTCATCAAACATTGTATGAGTGCAAATTAAATCACTATCATAATAAATTGGTTGTTCTTTACTTGCTAAATAAGATATTAAATAATCTCTTATATAAATTAATATTTTCATTGTTACCCCTTTATTTTTTCTTCTATTTTTTTTGTATTTTCTCTATGGTCTTTTATTAATTTCTCATTTCTCTCGGTCAATTTTTTAATAAGATGTTGTTGCCGTCTTATTAATTGACTACGCATAATATGAGAACTAGACCTAATAAAATCACCATAAAGATACGTTTCTATAACCAAATCAAATACATTTTTATCTATATCTATTTGTACATATTTTTCTTTATCTTCCATTTCAATAAATACATTTCCATCGTGGATATATTTACTTCCGATTTCACCCGCCGGTTGATCGGTTATTGAAACACGATTAATAAAGTTATCGTATTCTTTTAAGGTAATATTAACGTATGCACCTTTTTTGTTATCTTTCATTAATTCCCCTTTATGTTTAATTAACTTACTAATAATATATTATTGTAAAATTTATATTACAAATCATTAATTAAATTATTTTTTTTGTTGTGAATAGTTGGAAGATTTAGTTAGTAATTCCTATTGTCTTTCTTCTGCAATTTAAACAACTACCCCCTATTTGATTAAAAAAATATCCTATATGTCTATATAACCTGTTATTTCTAGTTTATTTCTGATTAAACCTTATAAACATTGACTAAATAACTTTGTCCTATAATAGCTATTATGTTGCGTTGTACATAAATAAATGCAAATATCAATGCTGACACCACCATTACGATACGATACACCTTAATTAATCTATGGAAACTATACTAAAAATACCTACTATATATTGTGTACTTTACCAGACTTACTACATATAGTAGGACTACTATCACAGTAGTATCTATTCTGATCACCAATCTGTTTTAGTGTATTGTTACACTCTTTACATACTTTCAATAATGATAAGTATAATTAAAAAAATAATATTGATGAATAGTTCTAACCCTGTGCTACGCCCAACCCAAACCGAATTAACTCCATATCGCAGCAGTTATAAAACAAAATGTAGAGTAATAGGCTATTACCCTAGTTACTATGGTCCAGCTAGTCCACTTGCCCTGATGTTGATGATCTGATATTTCTTTCCTAAGAGCTAGAGAAATATCTTGTTTGTTGTTGTCATAATATCATATGATTATTAATATGCAAATCATCTAAGGAAAGTCCTTAGATTCGTGTAGGGGTACACGATTAGAAAAGAATATGCTTGAAATCATATAGACAAAGGTATGTGTTGATTTAAGTTAATTCATTTTCTTTCATAACAGTAAATGGACAGACTGTACGGCAAGAGGACCTAGAGCAATCTAGGTTCTTTTGTTTATTGACTATAAATACATTATGGTATATAATTAAATTACTCATTTCTTATGAGTATCAACTTCCCTGTTTGATTAACCAATTGCCCTAGCTAGACTAGGGTATGGAAAGAAAAGTATGGCAGATATAGAAGCAGTTGATTGTGATCAGTGTTTACAACCTACCTGGGCTGATGACTTGTATGATGGATTATGTTCTACTTGCAGTCAGAATGATCTATCAGAGTTCTTTAAATAAAAAAATTTTTTTTATGACTTAGGTTCTTGTAAGCCATCAGGTGCATTACGACCTTTAATACGAGGATAGGTTTTTGGTTTGTGATTATTACAATATCTATACTTGTTATATTTTGAGATAACAGTATCACAATTCTCATCAATACAAATCCTTCCACTACTATATGAAGTAGAGGGTTTGTAATTAGGATATTTATTTCCTTTTATATAATCACTCATACAACATATAGTATAGGAGAAGATATGCCAGGTAAAGGTTACTCATACAAAAAAGGTATGAAAAAAAATAAAGGTAGAAAAAAGAGAAGATAATGGCTGAATGGCGTGGAATGAAAGTCAAGCTAAATAATCCAACTAGGATTCAAAAAGGCGAACCAGGATATGGTAGAAAGAAATTTAAAGTTTTTGTATCAGATAATGGCAAAGTCAAAAAGGTTATGTTTGGTGATCCCAATATGGAGATACGAAAAGATAATCCAAAAGCTAGAGCTTCATTTCGTGCCAGACACAAATGTTCTACTGCCAAAGACAAAACAAGTGCAAGATACTGGTCTTGTAGGATGTGGTAAATGCCTTTTGTAAAAAGAGGTAAATATTATTATTCTCCAAGTGGTAGAAAATATACAGAAAAGCAGGTAAAGTTATATTACGCAACGAATGGATTTAGGAGAAAATAATGGCAAAAGTAAGTTGGATGTGGGGTGGCAAAAGATATTATGGCACTCTTATCCCAAGTAGAGAAACAAAAACACATAGGTTCGCTAGAACAGAAAATGGAAAAATAAAAAAACTTCCTAAGAAAAAATAATGGCAGAACGAAAGTCTTGTGCCAATCCAGGCTGTGAGAAAAAATTTACAGCTAAACACAATAATAAAAAATATTGTACTGTTCAATGCAGTCGTAAAGCACAGCACAAAAGAAGTAAAGCAAAAAAACAAAAAGTATTTACTTCACAGATGACTGCTACTCGTGGTGAACACTACGAAGATTATGTCAGAGATTACGCACAAGCAGTAGAGAAAAAACTTATACAAAAACAAGATGTAGCTGAATTATTAGGTGTACATAAATCTTTAATAACAAAAATGCACGAAGCGTATTTGTTAGATAAAGAAAACTTAGAAAAACAACAATCTTGGGCAACACCAAAAGAAGCACTTATAGCTTTAGAAAAGTTTGAGGATTTTAGAGATAGATACTTTCAGACAGAAACAGGCGATCCATACGAAACAGCAGATTTTCATAAAAAATGGATAGCTAGTATTTTACAAGCTATTGATGAAGGTGGCGAACAAATGATACTTAGTCCACCACGACACGGCAAAACAGACTTGCTTACACACTTTGCTGTATGGCAGATTTGTAAGAATCCTAATGTAAGAATTATGTGGGTTGGTGGTAATGAGGAGATAGCTAAGAATGCTGTAGGTGCTGTAGTAGATCACTTAGAACATAATGAAAAACTTATAGAAGATTTTTGTGGACCAGGACAAACATTTAAACCTAAGAACAGGTCAGGTAAGTCTTGGACATCAGGACAGTTTACTATTGCTACGAGAACTGTTACAGGTATTAAATCACCAACAATGGTTGCTGTAGGTAAAGGTGGTAAAATACTTTCTCGTGACTGTGATTTGATTATTGCAGATGACATTGAGGACCACGGCACAACTGTACAACCTAGTGCAAGAGAACAAACAAGACAATGGTGGACAACTACTTTGTCATCTCGTAAAGAGGAACACACAGCTATTGTTGTTATAGGTTCAAGACAGCACCCAGAAGATTTATATAACTTTCTTTTAGAAAACCCACAGATGACAACAATCGTAGAGG